GGCATCAGTTCCAATGGCCTTGTCGAGAATGTCTTTTGAACTGAAATAATTATCCATCCTGCTCCCTCCGTAGTGCGGCCTCAATGTCCATGACAACCGTCAACTTCTTCCCGCTACATGTAACAAACCAGCCACTTCCCTCGGGCAATACCCGATTTTCCTTGTGCGCCTGGGCCAGTTCGCGGAGGCGTTCAGGTGTTATACCAAGGGCTTGTCCGGCCAGCTTTAAAACATCATCCTCATTAAATGCCCGCTTTAGGTCCTCCGGCTCCAGACCAGTGTCCTCGTAGGCGGCGAGGCGTTCAATGTGCGGACCGTAATCTTCTCCTCCTTCGGCATCGATAGCTACAAACCATTTTCCACCACCATGCCCATTGTCACACCAGTATGTCAGTCTCTCCATGCTCACCCCTCCTCCGGGCCGCGCCATTCCCAGTTTTCAGCGTCATTGCACCCAGGGCAGGACGGGGCGTGCTCGTGCACACACGTATCGCAGACAGACACCATTTCCAAATCTCTAATCGCCGCATCCCTCTCCCGCTTCACCTGCTCCAGCTCGGCCAATACAGCATCCCGGTCTTTCTCCGCGGCACATCCACCCTCGGAGCAATGGCCTTTACGGTAGTTTTCCAGCTCGGCCCGCAGCTTCTCGTTTTCTTCCTGGAGCGTGGAGAGGGCGGTGGCAGCGTCAAGCGCAACGAATCTTTTCAAATCCTTCCCTTCAAAATATCCATTTAGCTGCTCAATCAGCTTCTCAATGTCCATCAAGCGTCCTCCTCCGCTGGCCTATCCCAGGCTGTCCAGTATTTGTCGTACAGATCCATCGCAAACGGCTTGATGTGCTTGCAGTATAGGTACCCGTCCTTTACCCCCTCTGCAATCTCCAGGCCGCCCCATTGGAGCTGGGCTATCCCTGCGCCCTCAATGTAGATTGCCGTCTCCTGGGTAATGGATTCCAGTTCTGCGCGTGTGTATTGGTGTCTCACGGCGATACCTGCTTCCCATCGTCAATCTCAAACTTGATTTTCATCTGGGCGGGGCATAGATCAACTTCTGGCCGGCGTTTCCCCGTCCACCGCAACCCGCCAGCCTGTCCTACGCATTTCCACCCAGCCGCCCGCAGGCTGGACCCGTTTTCGCTGTCCAGTATGTATGTAATCAGTTTGTGGTAGCCCATTGCTCTGGCAGCTCTCCAGGCTGCGGCATAGAGCATACTGCAAGCGTTGTGCGTCCCATCGGTACAGAGGCGGTTAACCTCCAGAGTCCAGCCGTCATCAAGATAACGGCTCACCGGCCTACCTACAATAGCAATGCCGACGATTTTCTCTCCGTCGGTGCAACCAATGGAAAATTTGTGGCCCGTGACCGGCTTGTGGTGCCGATGGTGCTGCTCCACAAAGGCATTGGCCTCTTTCAGTGTAATGGGACAAACCTCAAGCATTGGCTTCTCCCTCCGGCGGGCGGCGGTAGGCTAGCCAGGTAATCCCGTAAGCTCCAGCGCGAAACGCCCTACCATTGGCGAACGCGATGCCCTCCACCACGCTCTTGAATCCAGGCATTGGACAATCGTAAGCAATGGCAATAGGTTCTTTTCCTGTGATCACATTCCATTCTGCTATACCCATATCCTTTGCGATAATATATACCGGCTCCCCGTCCATCTCCCGCAGCTCCTCCAGCGTCAGCGGCTCGTTCGACTCGTTGCTCTGCCACTCTTTGCACCTTGGACAATCTAATGGAGCATATCCCCGAAGGGTACAGCTCCCCGATTTGCTGTAATGCAAACACGATTTTGCAATCATACGCTTTTTATCCAGCGTCAGCGGCTCGTTCGGCGGGGTGAGGGTGGGCATATTAGAGATCGCCTGCAAAAGCGCACCCCGTTCAACAGCGGTTAAATCTGTTTTCTTGATATACTCCTTTAGCGCATCCGAATCAATCGCCCCCATCTTTCAGCGCCTCCTTAACCATGCGTGGGCTTCCCTTTGTGGGGATATCTTGCGTTGGCAATAAAAGCATCCATAATAAGCGTGAGACGATTATGTTTGACTTCGCCATTTCCATCGATATAAAAGTTTTTCATGCTCCACCGCTGGAGTTCTCGACCAAATGGATAGTCTACAACTACGTCTTGCCCAATTAGGGCTATAAATTCATTTTTTGTCATTGTTCAGCGCCTCCAGTTACAAACGATATATTTTCCTTCAAATCCTTTCACCGGTTTCCAATGCTCTTTCATTCCATCCCCTCCAGCATCTCCATCTCCTCCGCTCAACCTTCCTTGATACGAACAGGAAGAACCATTATCACCAAGCAGGGCTAATTTGATATCATCCACCACAGATACCTCCCCACTGTTGGGCCATAGCCTTGGCAATTCCTCCGAATGTTTTGGAGCGGGTTTTAGGATCACGCTCTTTGCGCCCCTGGAATCGCCTGTAATTCCCGTGAGCGTCCTTACATCCACCATTGACATAAGGCTTATGCTCCAAAATAATCTCGGTTGGCATAAGCGGCGGTAGTCCCTTCAACCACAGACAAGTTCTTTTGCTGTATGGATGCCCGAATTGGTACGGCTGGATTGCCTGCTGATACGGTGGAAGGCCAACTATTTTCATCGGCGTAGGATTTTCAATCGCTATTCGGGGGCACTCCGCCTCATAGAATTTCATAAAAAACGCTTTTGCTTCCATAGCTTTTTCAAACCGTTCCGGTACGATTTCGCCGTTTACTCTCATTCGGACAGCCCCAGCTTTTGTCATGTAAGTACACGGCGGGTGGGCGATAATCAAATCCCACTGCATTTTCAGCAACTCCAGCGCGTCTGCTTGGATGTGCCATTGAGGGAAACCACCGCTGCACGGCTCAATGTCGCAGCTGTACGCATCATGCCCCAACGCCCGGAACGCTTTGCAGACTTCCTGCGACTCCTCACAGGCCACCAACACCCTCATAGCTTAGCCGCCTCGTGATCACCCAGCAGGGCGCGCGTCTTATCGTCCACCGTTTGGCACCTCCTTGACTGCTTTCCATCGCTCTTTGCGGCTACACGTTCCGCCAGCCGCATCACAAATGCTCTTGGATGAGCATCGTTCACATGGCCCAGCCTTAAAAAAATCTTTCATGTACATCGCGGTGGTTGATATGCTGTATCCGGTGGCCTGGGATATCTCCTCCGGCCCATGCCCGTCCAGCGCCATGCGCTCCAGCAAATCGCGGGACGGTTTTGGCTTTTTCGCTCTGGTATGTAGGAGGCAGCCAACTCTTTTGGGGTTACAGTCCGGCAGCGGGCACTGTCCACAGATTGCCGCCTCCTCCGCGTCCCGCTCCGTAATATTGCGTTCCACGATCGGCTCCATCGCGTCCAGGCTACGCCAGGGGGCCACCGCTCCGCTGATGCCGTATGGGTCTGCGGTTATCATGGGCTACACCTCCACCACATGGATTCCGCGCCCGGCCATGAGCTTTTTCTTAAGCTCATATTCCTTGGTTCGGAAGCCCTTCACATCTTCCACCACAGACAGCCAGTGAACATCCCCTGTGCAGTCCGGCTCCGTGGGGCGCTCGTATGCAAAGTCGGCCCGGTACTTAATCGCCCGAACACGCTCGCCCAGCGGTGTCGTGAACGCCTCCTGGAGTGTGAACTCCGGCTGGAGCTTCAAATCTCTGATTTCTCCGGCGCACAGCATGAGCATGAGTTGGTCATACCGTACGGCCTCTTTCTGACTGTCGAAAGTGATGCCATTTCGCACCGCCTTCTTGTTGCCGTATTTATTCACAGGGCAAGGCCCCTTTCGTCAAGAATGTCCATCCAGGCCGCCGCGGTCAGCCCTGCCTTTTTGGTCTCTTCCCAAGTGTCCGGCACCCCAGCTGCCCGGCGCTGACGGCGAAGATCCTGCCACCGCTCCCGCAAGGACTCGACCGCGGGGTCTATGTAACGGGCAGTTGGAGTCGGCAAACTTTGTGTTTTCGGCGTCTCCGGCTGCTGGCAGCGGGAGGAGATGTCGGTCGGGTCAGGCCAGTATTTTTGTGTCCGAAAATAGCTCACCACCGCCTCCCGCACATCGTCCACAGAGTAAGGGGCCAGCGTCAGCGCCCAAACAGCCCGCAAAGCATTGTCCCTGAGGCGAGGGTCTTTAGGACGGTAGAAAGCAAATAGCTCGAACAGCTTGTCCGTGTCCTCACGGGTCAAAATATCACGTCCTTCCTGTACTTCTACCGATAGCCTTCCGATAGAAGCCTTCTTCTCCTCCAAATTACCACCATTCTCTCAGGAGAAGGAGGAGGAACGGGGGGATAATAGGGGGGATAGAGATAGGGGGTGTGGGGGAAAGAGGAAGGGGGGCAGAAGGGGGGGGACCCGCTGTTACTGAGCTCCG